CCCTGCAGCTGGTTCTGTTACAGATAGTGGTTCACCAGATACATTTACACCAGAACTTGCATCGACATTTACAAACCTCTTCACTACAATCTTTGGAAGAAGGTTGGGAACAACTACAGATGGGACAACTCTCAGAAGCAATCCAATGGATGGAAGTTCGGAACTTCTTCCAAGTGGAAAGAGAGAAGTCACACTTACTTCATCAGTCAGTGTTCGATTTGCAGTTGCAAACAGTCAGTCATTCTATTCTGGCCCAACACTAGACTTGTTGCCTAAGTATGCATTTGCAGTGCCACCTATTGAAACCACAGAGGACATACCACACTATCCAGGCATTCGTAGAACTGCAAGGAACAATGATAACAATCGTGCATATTATAACATCGATCAGTTTGGACAGTATCGTATTAATGAGGTATCAGACAGTTCTGGTAATATTCCATTAACTGCATTCTCAACCAAAATCAATGTACCGCCTCCAGGCGAAATCATTGTATCATCTAATACAACAAACGCATTTGATCAAACATTCTTGACATTTGATAATACAAGAAATCTGTTTGATGAGGAAGGTGCTCCATTAGCAACTTCTGGACTATATTATACATCTTTGGATGAGGATACTTTCTCATTCGATGAAACAGGAAACAGTTTCGATGAAGGTGCTCCATCAAAACAAATGGATGCATTGAATATTTCCTTTGATGAAAGTGTTCATACCTTTGACGAAACCTTATAAATAACATTGTAAAGAATTAAACAGGGGAAACCAAAATGGCATATCAAGCAATCGGGCGTGGAACTTCTGCGAATGACGGTACAGGTGACGATCTTCGCACAGGTGCGGGCAAAGTCAACGCCAACTTCGTAGAAGTATACACTCTATTGGGTGATGGTTCTACTCTTACAACAGACACAGTAACACTGAATACTGCAACACAGACATTAACCAACAAGACATTGACTGCACCAACAATTACTGGTGCCGGTGCAATCGCTGGTGTATTCACTGGTAACATTACTGGTGATGTGACAGGTAACGTAACTGGTAACGTAACTGGTAACGTAACAGGAAATCTAACTGGTGATGTAACAGGTAATGTTTCAACATCATCTGGTAATCTACAGTTGACTGCTGCAACCCAAATCGTTGAAGTTCGTGGTGATGGTTCTGCAACAGAAGGTGCAATTGTTCTTAACTGTGAAACTAATGCACATGGACAGACAATCAAACCACAACCACACAGTGCGGCAGTAACAAACGAATTGTTGCTTCCTGCTGGTGCGAACTCAACTCTTGTATCAGAAGTTGCAACACAGACACTAACTAACAAGACATTAACTGACCCTACTATTACTGGAACAGGTGCAATCGCTGGTGTATTCACTGGTAATATCACTGGTGATGTAACAGGTAACGTAACTGGTAACGTAGATGGTATCGTTGGTGGAACTACTCCTGCTGCTGGTTCATTTACTGAACTAAGTTCTAGCACACACTTCCAGGCAGCAGTGTATGCAGATACAACTGCAAGGGATGCTGCAATTACATCTCCTGCCGCTGGTATGGTTGCATACTTAACTGCAACAAATAAACTACAGGTTTATACTGGTAGTGCATGGGAAACAATTACATCTGCATAAGATAGGATAGAGAACTATGGCAATTGATAAAATTATAGACAGGGCGGCACTTGTTGAACAGGCTCTAAATGATTTGAGTGATGTAACTTCTTCATCTTCTGAACCAAGCAGAACTACAAATCCATCTACTGGTGTAGGAACTGTTTGGTTGAATACGACTTCTGGCGAATTGTATGTCTGCACTGATGCAACAACAAATGCTAATATTTGGACTAATGTTGGTGAAGGAACAGGTAGTTTTGCATTTCCAGTTGCTAGTTCGATGACTTCAAGTCCTTCCGATTTATCAGCGATTGAATCTTCGACAACACAAAACATTACATTCACTAATGTAACTGACAGTATAGACACTACTTTTGATTTTGCAATTGCAAATATTTCTAATTCTACTGCTATAACTGGAACATCTGCTGTAGGAAGTGTTACTGGTGTATCGAGTGCAACCTTTGCTTTTACAATAGGTTCAAGTTATCCACAGACTTCTACTTTTGATGTTCAAGTAACTGACTCAGATGGTTATACTTCATCTAAACAATTTACATTAACAACTGCTGCCCCAACTTATTCAGTAAATTATCTATTAGTTGCTGGTGGTGGTGGAGGTGCAGCTGCTGAAGGTTATTCTGGTCAAAATGGTGGCGCTGGTGCTGGAGGAATGCTTGACAATTTATCAACAACATTAACTGAAGGAGTTACTTATACAATTACAGTTGGTGCTGGTGGCGCCGCAACAGACAAATTTACTGTTGGTAATAACGGTGCAGACTCAACAATTACTGGTTCTGGATTTACTACGATAACTGCTCTTGGTGGAGGCGGTGGCCCAGATTATAACAGTGATGGTGCTAATGGTGGTTCTGGTGCAGGCGGTTCAGAAACCAATCGTTCTCCTGGCCAGGGAACTTCTGGTCAAGGAAACGATGGAGGCACAGGCGGCGCTTATCAATCTGGTGGTAGTGGTGGCGGCGGCGGCAAAGGTGCTGCTGGACAGGCGTATAATGCTGGACGAGCAGGTGGTGCTGGCGCAACAAGTGCTATAACAGGCGTTGTTCTTGCTCACGGTGGTGACGGTTCGCCTCCAAACACTTATAGGAACGGAACTGCTGGTGGTGCAAATACAGGAAACGGCGCTGATGGTGCTGGTGCTCAAGGTTCTGAAGGTTCTGGTGCTAATGGTGGTTCTGGTGTTGCTGCATTAAAAATATTAACGAGTAATTATACTGGAACTGTAACTGGTTCACCCACAGTATCTACAGATGGTTCTTATACAATAGTGAAATATAATTCCACTGGAACTTACACGGCATAGGAGATATTGAGTATGGCACATTTTGCAAAATTAGGTGGAGGTAATATTGTTGAACAGGTTATTGTTGTTAGTGATATTGACGCTGATACAGAAGAAAATGGTATTGCGTTTCTTCATGGGTTGTTTGGAGATAATACAACTTGGGTTCAATGTTCTTATAACACGTTCCAAAATCAGTATTGGGATATTAACGATGAGGGTGAAAGAGAACTTGCTTCAGACCAATCACAGGCGTTTAGAAAAAACTTTCCATCTGTAGGATGGGCATATAGTACATCAATTGATGGATTTATTCCACCAAAACCATATCCATCATGGATATTAGACACAACGATTGGGAAGTGGAACGCCCCTGTAGATGTTCCAACACCAGAAGAGGGAAAATATTTTAGATGGAATGAATCAACTCTTTCTTGGACAGAACATACAGTTGAATAAACTGAATAAATAAGATTATAGGAAAAAACAATGGCAGCGATTATTACTGAAAAATTCAGACAACATAATGCAGAACAGTTCTTTGAGTCATTCTCTGAAGCTGCTGCATCAACATACTATTTGTTTATTGGTAAGAGTTCACCTTTTACCAATTCAACATCTGGTGGCGATGACAACGCACCCCCAACTCCAAGAGATGATGTAACTACAGAGTTTTATAAATGGGATTCAATGCTCGCTGCCAAACTAATCTCATCTTCTGATGTCTCTTATGTTATCCCTCGTAGAAACTGGACAAACGGAACAACATACGATATGTATGAACACGACATTAGTGCTGTTAATACAACAACTTCTGGTGTGTCAAATCTTTGGGATTCAACTTTTCACTTTATGACTTCTGAATATAGAATTTATAAAGTTCTTGACAATAATGGTGGAACAGCGTATAGTGGTGCAGAACCAACTTCTACTTCTGCAACTCCATTTGAACTTGGTGGATATACTTTGCAATATATGTATAGTCTATCAACTTCAGACATTCAAAAGTTTTTGACTTCAGATTTTATTCCAGTTATAACAGATGCAACTGTATCTGCGGCAGCAACTGATGGTGCGATTGATGTAGTTCGTGTAACTGTTGGTTCTGGATATACAGACGGAACATATTATTCACCTATTGATGGGGATGGTTCTAATGGTATTGTAGAAATTAGAGTCTCTGGTGGTGCTATCTCTGCACAAGGTTCGGCGGGAACAAATATGTTTTCTGCTGGAACAGGGTACACATTTGGAACTGTAAACTTGGGAGATGTCTATACAGATAGTGCTTTGACTACTGCTGGTAATATTGGTTCGGGTACAGGTGGTGCAGTTGTTCCAATCATTTCACCAAAGGGTGGACATGGGTTCAATGCAGTATCAGAACTTGGTGCTCATTATGTTATGATGAACACCAAACTAGAACAGGCAGAAGGTGATGATGTTACAGTTGCAAACGACTTTAGAGAAGTTGGTATTGTAAAAGACCCATACAACTTTGGAACAACAACTGTTTCAACTGCATCTACTCGCAGACAATCATATGCTATCAAGATGGCATCTGCTCCATCAGTCGCATATGAGATTGATGAAAAGATTACTCAATCAACAACTGGTGCCGTTGGTAGAGTTGTAGAATGGGATGCATCAAACAATATCCTCTATTACTCTCAAGAAAGATTTACAGACTATGGTATTGCTGCAAATGGTAATACAGTTGCATTCAGTGGAACAAACACTATTACTGGTGCTAACTCTGGTGCTGCAACATTACCATCTGCAAACCCAACAGATACAGTAACACTTGCTGGTGGAACAAATCTGGTTTTCACAAGTGGTTATGCAAACCCAGAACTTGAACCAAACAGTGGACATATTCTATATGTCGAAAACAGACGGCCGATTTCTCGTGCATCTGACC